AAGCAATGGTACGATAACACATCAGACAATCCAAATAACCCAGATCCAGATATGTGGGTAATGGGTGGCTCAAGAACAGGCGATGAGATGACGCACGCGTGGCTTGCTATTACGCATCTAGATGACGAAGGATATAATAGGCTAAAAGATGAAAGAAATGAAAGAGTTGAGCTTGCTAATAGATAATCGCAATAGGTTAGATATAGATAGGGATTGGGAAGAATACCAAGAACTAACTGAAGAGATCCAACTTTTACAAAATGATTTAGTAACACTATCAATTATAGGAGAAGATTTAAATGAATAAAATAAACGCTGCGGCAGGAACATTAGGTGTTCTATTGCTAATGCTTGGACTTAGAGCAGAAGCGCATGACGATGTAAAGATCGACTACGCAGAGAACGTAGCCCCTATCTTTGTAGAACAATGTCAAAGCTGCCACCGTGAAGGTGGTATTGCACCGTGGGCAATGAGTGACTTTAGAATGTTGCAAGCATTCGCCCCTGCAATCCGTGAAGCAGTTACAACATTAGAAATGCCACCCGGGCAGATTGATCGCAAATATGCAAAGGATATTATCAATCATCGCACACTCAGTCATACAGAAATGGAGACTATTGTACAGTGGATTGATGCAGGCGCTCCTGTCGAAGGTGACAGAGATCCGCTAACAGAAACTGTATACTCAACATCAGAGTGGGTACACGGTGAGCCTGATATGATTGTCTATGTACCAGCACAAGAAATTCCTGCTGGTCCTTCTGCGATTCCATATCGTTATGTTGGTGTAGACTTAGGACTAACTGAAGACAAATGGCTTCGTGGTTCAGAGTTTTTGCCTTCAGAGCCTACAGTAATGCATCACATGCTAAACTCAGTAAGTGTACCGGGAGAGCGTAATGGCAACATCTTAGGCACACAAGGTGGCGGACAAGAAGAAATGAACTACGCTAGTGTGAGTGCATATGTACCAGGAGGCGATCCAGAATTTTATGACGAGAACACTGGTGGTTTGTTAAGAGCAGGTTCAACAGTAAACTTACAGTTACACTACACACCAGACGGCAGAGCAAGAACTGACGAAGCAAGAATTGGTTTGTACTTTCACGATGAAGGTGTAGTACCAGAAGAGAGAATGGCAGGCGACTGTGCTTGTATCTTCCCTAACAACTGGACAACTATCCCTGCATTTGATCCTAACTTTGTACAAACAGCAGAAGTAGTTCTAAAGCAAGATGTAATGCTGCACACATTCTTACCACACATGCACTTCCGTGGCAAGAGTATGAAAGCAACTGCATTCTATCCAGACGGCACTGTAGAAGAACTAATTGATGTACCAAGATATGAATATGCTTGGCAACTATCATACACGTGGAGAGAGCCTAAGTTCTTACCTGTAGGTACAAGACTGTTTGTAGAGGGAGCATTTGACAACTCAGCAGAGAATAAAATGAATCCCGATCCTAGCAGAGACGTACCGTGGGGTCAGATGAGCGAAGATGAAATGTTCTTTGGAGCATTTACTTGGAAAAACCTATAAGGGGACTAATATGTGGACTAAACCAGCTTATGAAAATATAAGACTTGGATTTGAAATCACTATGTATTTTAGTGTTAGATAATCTATAACTTGTCAAACTAGGAAAAATAAATGTCAGAAGCAGAAATAAAAAAATCTGGTCATCATCCTGCCGATACAAATGGTGATGGTAAAGTAAGCCCTAAAGAACAAGATATGTACATGGAATTTAGGCGTAAAGAGCTTGAAGACCAAGATGCAATGCGGGATGCACAAAGGAAGATGGCATGGTTTGCTTTAGGTGGTATGCTTCTTTATCCTTTTGCAGTTGTAGTCGCATCCATTGCAGGATTAGACCAAGCTCAGGCAACTCTCGGTGATATGGCACCTACATATTTTGTTGCTGTTGCTGGTATTGTTGCTGCCTTTTTTGGGGCTCAGGCATTTGCTAAGAAACCATAATAAGATTAATACGGGTAGATTTGCCTTGAATTTACCCGTATTAATAATTAACGGGTGATTTTCTTATGTTTTTCCCTAAGGGGTGTTAGACACTAGTAAGCCGATCATAACCGCGATTATCATAGTTCCTATTATACAAACTGCCCCTATAGTAATTACATCGGACCAGAACTTTTTATTTTCTGCTTCCGCCTTTGCTTTCGCTGCTCGTGCATTCATAATTCTTCTACGCTCCGCCATCATATCTTCATAAAATGCACCCTGCCCTGACCATATCAAATATTCTCGCAATTCTTTTTCAAGTTGCATGATTTTATGTTTTGCGGCTGTTGCTTCAAGTGCTTGTGCTTCGACACTAGTACCAGAAAGAAGTTTAGATGCAATTGGCGCATTTTGACTCAGATGGTTGGCTTTAATAATATTATCTTTGGCATCAAAAAACTTGCCAAACATCTGCGCCATGTCTTGCGCTTCTTTTCCGGCATCCATTGCCTTTCTAATGGTTTTATAGGCACCGTTTGCTATAGAGACTGCTGCTGCGATTTCTATCATAAACGATCCATTTGAACTGATAGCATAACAAAGAGATATAGGCGTTTCATTTGCTACTCCCTTATAAGGTAAGAACTATATCTTTATTTATATAATTACTCTGAGTCGTTCAGGGGGTTATCGAGTATACGCTCGATTTTATCTTCTAGTTCATCACGCATTTCTCGCAACTCTTCATCTAGATCTCTCAGACGATCATTTAACTCTGTCTCCATACCATAAACATCGTTGCGTAAGTCTCTTTGTGTCTCATTTGTAGACTCGTCAATTGTTCTTACGAATGTATCCATCTCGTCTACGTCTTCACGAACACGGTCTATGTCTTCTGCTATACTTTCAAATAAGGTTGTTACAGTATTAAACTGCTGAGATATATCTTCTTGCAGCGAACCGACTGTCTCTGCCTGTACTGCTAACTGCTGATTAATACCAGACATATCAGGAGCAACATATTCTGTTACCGCTTGTTCTGCATCGAGCAATCTCTGATACAGTTCAAAGCCTCCCCACATGCCACCAAGTATAGTGCCTAGTAATGGGATAAGAATTAGTGCCTTTCCGCCTGATACTTTCATTTGTCCTATTTCTACTTCAGCCATTTGAAAATTTCCTTTGAATCCATTTAAATGTGTAGTAAATTGTAAGACCGTAACAAGCCAATACGCTCATAGGCATCGCTATGTATATTAGCTCCCACGGGGATAAGAATAATATTTCCCATGTAAAGTTTGCTACTGCTTCAGCATCGCCTATAGGATGTTTAGGTATAAAGGCTTCTGCATCGTCAAATTCAACGTAGTTATGGAACTCTATCCATTCGTTATTTGTAAAACATATTTCAAATTCTTCTGGACACTCTGTCATAATTATCTCCCGTATTGTAAGGATATTAATTCTTTGTACTTCTTATCTGTGCCAATCATTCGCAGCATAGAGTTTCTATCATTCTGTACACTGCTCGTCGGCATACCTCTGTCAGTGTAAAAGCTAACATCTTGTAGTTGTCCGCTGTATTGTGAAAACGCACTGTTACGACCCATTAAGAATACAGTCAAGCTTTGATCTGTGAATCCGCCAGAGTCTTGCATGTTACTAGCAAACTCGTCCAAGTTTTGTTCTAGTTGTTCGTCAGACATATTTTCAGCTTGTGCGTTTGCTTTGTCTGTAGTCTCCTGTTCTTCTTGACTTGGTGGCGCAACATTAAAACGTGAGAAATCAGGTGGTGCTGTTGAAGTTAGAGCATCGCTTATCGATCCACCACTAGAGAAGGCTTGATTAGTTTGACTACCAAAGTTCTGGTCTGAAGTTGTTACACCAGATGACGATAAAGTGTCTGTGAAATCTTGGGTATCAGACTGTTGATTAGTTGCCTCAATTGATAGTGCTGAAAATATTATAGAAGGCCCTCCAAAGCTAAAATCAAGGTTAGTCTCTTCGCCGAAAGATTGTTTCCCGCCGTTAAAAGTTTGACCGCTATCTCCCATGCCCATACTACCTGAGTTTTGTTCTATTAAGTCTTCAACAATGCTTTCTTCGGTTATTTCACTAAAGCTTTGAATTTGGGATTGTTGCTGTGCCTGTGTTATGCTGTTTAAAGCGAACTTGTTGCTTGATGTTATCGATGACTGCACTAAGTTTGCACTAGATTGTATCTGGTTCATAGCAATGGCCACAGCGTCTACTCTTCTAGCTGCGTTTTGCCTTGTTGCTACTGGACCAGATCGACTATTAACAGGTGCTGCTTTGACTACAGCGACTTCAATCATGTCTTCTCTTATGAGTAAATTGTCATCAGAATTACTCATAACTTCGGGTTGCGTGTAATTTTCTTCTTTTTTTACATCTACAATTTGCTTTTCTATTTCAGGTGTAAATTCTTCATATGTTTCCTCTATCTCTGGTACAACTACCTCATCGAACTCTTGCTCCATCATGTCTAGTTCTGGTCCACCACCAAAGTCATCCAGAGAAGAACCACCATTAAAAAGATCAGGTGTTGATCCATCAAATGTATCAGCTACCATTCCGTTAAAGTCATCCAGAGAAGAACCACCAAAAAACTCCTCTTGAGTTTGACCAGCTGTCAATGTATCTTGATATGTATCAAAAGGATCCGGGCCGAAATTAAGTGAAGGATCATCAACAAAATCAAATACATTATCACCAAAGACTTCAGTACCATCAAAGGATCCTACAGGATCAAAAATGCCACACGACTGTGGATTGTCGTCACATTCATCTACAGCTACGTAATTAGATAGAGTGGAGTTTACAGTATCTAATACTGAATCAACACCGCTCGCATTCTCATACGCACCTGTTACTGTATTAAACTGCATTGTAAATGGAATATTAGAAACCCATTTATTCTTTTTATATTCAAGAACATTATATTGACCAATACTCAAATCACCTGCTGTACCTACCGTAGTGTTGTGCGACTTTATCTTTATTTTATCGTATCTAAATTTAATATCACCTGTGTCAAAAATCTTTACTTCAAAGCTATTTAATCTATTAACATTATAATATTCTGGTATATCGTACCAGCCAAACGTGGCAGTATTGCTTGTTGTTTTATACCAAGGGTTAGGATTATATTCTACTGCTAAGTCTGTCCAAAGACCGAAAATAGAATAACTCAATGCATCCGCTTTGCTACCGTTTCTCCATTGCTCGGTATTGTACATTTCAGCTTCTAAGTCGTATCCACTACAACAAAAAGTATGCCCCTTAACACCATTATCTTGGAAGTTCACTACACCGTTGTAAGTGACCCATGCTTTGTCGTATGTGTTATCATAGAAAGGAAAGTCAAACCCTAGATCAACTTGAGCTTGTTGGAGGTCATCGATATCAAGCTTTACTGCTGAGTTATCATTTCTTAAGTCTACAAGCACAGACGGATATTGCCCATAAGCAATTCCGCTGAATAGCATTAAGGCTATAAATAACTTTTTCATTAATTAGGCATGTTAGGTGAGGAGGTCATTTTCCTAACACTGCGTTTGGTTACACCAGGCACATCTATAAGATTCTCTTCCCATGCAACGCCCGCCTCTTCGCCAATCAAACCTTGGTAAGGACATGGAGTTCCTGCCATCTTCATAGCAGTCCATACACGCTCATCTTGACACATTAAAGATACAGCAGCAACTCTCATACCCATATCGTATATTGTCTTAGCAAGTTTAATTCGTTCACAGTTTGTATCTGTAACCGACTTGCCTGCCGACAAACCAAATATTTGAGTTTGAACAGCACCTGCTACACCTGTAGTACACAAGTCTTGTGAGAATGAAGCACCTATAGAAGGAGCAATAGCAGATGGCGGAGGTGACTCTATTTTCTGAGTCACGGTTTGAGTTGATTGTGATTGATTAATGTTCTGGTTTACATTATTGTTTGTGTTATCAGTTGTTACCTCACTAACGCTGTTGTTATTATTAGATGACGAAGATGTAGAAACGTTGACGTTTGTATTGTCACTAGTTGATGATGACACATTGGTGTTATTACTAGTACTAGAATTGTTACTGGTAGAAGTATTAACATTGGTGTTGCTATTTGTATTGGTGTTTGTGTTGGTATTCACATTGGTATTACTGTTTGTATTGTTACTTGTATTATTGCTTGTATTATTAGAGGTATTGTTATTAGTATTCACATTAGTATTACTAGTGCCACCACTCATCACGTTATTGTTAGTATTAACATTAGTGTTGCTACTTGTGCTAGTACTGGTATTTGTATTGTTGTTAGTATTTGTGTTTGTATTATTATTGGTAGCAGTACTAGTGTTGGTATTTGTATTGTTGTTAGTATTTGTGGTAGTTGCAGTCGAGGTCGATGTTGAAGTCGACGTGATATCAGTTTCCGCAGTGGATCCTTCGCAGTATTGGGTTCCAGCAGTACAAGTGCCAGTTGCTTGTGCCAATACAGGGTTAGACAATATAGGAGTCATCAAAAGCATAGCAAAGAGATATAAACGTTTCATAGTTAATTCTCTTTAGGGGGATAGTTATTGCCTATCTATTTATAATAATTTACGTTACGAACTATGACGATTTGGGGGTTCACAAAAGGTATTTTTTAGGGTATAATACTCACATAAATTAAATAAAGGACCAAACCTATGTCAAAGATGGGCCAGTACATCCAAGAGTTTAATGACGACCTAATTAATATGTCGTTCCACGATTTTTGTTTAAAGCATGCCAACGACTATCCAAATAAGGCTAAGGACGAGAACAAGCTAAAGGAGCTCAAGGATGAGTACAACTCTATGAAAGATGATTTGCTAACAAGTTACGAACTGTGACGAATTAATTGTTTACAAGACCCCCTGTTCTAGTGTATAATACTCACGTAAATTAGGAAAAGGACAAAGATTATGGAAAAGGTTAAATACGTACTTACTGAAATAGCTATTGCAGGTTCGGTTGGTTTGGTTATGGGAATTATTTTTGGATTAGGGGTTTAATTATGAATATTGATAAGAAAATGGTTACAGATATAAACGTTGCTTATAAGCAGTTCTTAAATCTTGTCGAAGAAGGTGCGGGTGATTTCACAACCCATAAAGCACTGTGCAATATGATAGATTACGCACACTCTCTTCAAATGGAAATAGATCCAGACCCTCGAGCCATTTGCCGGAGGGAGGGGCGATAATGAATAGGATCGAAATGATTAAGAATGCGGTTCATAAGATTCAGGGCAATCCAGAATTTAAGTCTACTATGCAAAAGGCTAACGCTAGGTTTATTAAAGATTGCCAAAAGAAGATCGATCGCATTCGAGCTAAGCAAGAGCGTCAGGCAGAGAAAGAGATACAGGAGCTTGACGAAAACTATAACCATCTTGAACCAAAGGTTGCTCGCCAAATCGCAGATTCTGTTGTTGGTGAGATATATCGCGAAACTACTAGATTTGATAATGAGTGGAATTAATATGGAAACATTTGTTGTAACAACACAGATCCTTGAAAACTACGGATCGCATACCACCGACGGGGAATTCTCTTCGGGCAATGCCTACTGGAAGTTTAAGGGTGGATCAACGTATATCGTTAAAGGATTATCCCGTAGCCAGGACGCTATGGCTTATGTTGCTGGACCTAATATCGAGAATACCGTTAACTGGAAAGAGTTTCCTATTGAGGTTATGACCATGGATGAATTTGAATCTAGGTTTCCAGAAGCTTCTGATCTCCTAGATTTTGAATTGAGAGAAGCTATTACTTTAGATGCTAGCGTTGAGATACCTACTAAGCCCAAAGGCAGATTTCATCTGCGTGGGTCCTTGGGACTATAATGTCTACACCTCGTCGCTTAAAAGAAGCAAGAATGGAAGCTCACCGCCAAGAAAAGAATGAGAAGGAACGTAAGAAGTTGTTTACGGTTAATTCAAATAAGAAGGAGTTTATACCCTATGTCCCGAAACCGATTTATCGCAAGGAGGAACAGAAGTATGAAAGTGCAGTCAGCAGCAAACTCGAACATTCGGCGGCAGCAACAGCAAAGCCAAGAAGAACAGAGTACTCCGGTGACTACGTCACAGGAATCGCAACAATGCACAAATCAAATCTCGTCCCTGTCGGAAGGGGAGATAATCCGCAAGATTATGCAACAATGAGGAGAAGTTAATGAACCGCAATAAAATGATTGAAATGCTACGTGATCAGGTGTGCGTAGTTAAGTTTACTAAGGTAAACGGGGAATCTCGCGAAATGGCATGCACTTTAAATGAGAATGCTATTCCAGATACAATGAAGCCTAAGGATTCATCTACAGCTTGGCCGGAAGAAGTTATTCGGGTCTTTGATGTAAACAAATCCGGTTGGCGTTCTTTTAAGGTTGATTCAGTTCAGACGTTTGATTTTCTACTTCCATAAATATGTTTACTTTTTTAGAAAAGTGTGATATAATGATTTTATTATTAACAAAAGGAGGTTATTATGGCAATAGGTAGAAAGCAATTAAAGAAGACAGTCAGGGTAAGACCTAAGACTGGAATCCATGCTGCTGAGACCATTGTTGATTTCTATAAGCTTAAGTGGTACTTCCACTATGAAATAGAAGTAAAAGAAATATCTTCTGTTGTTAAGCCCTGGATCAAAGAAACCTTTTCTAAAGAAGAAGCAAAGGCTATTCTAGCTAATCCCGAATATCACTTTACGATGTATCCACACTTTGCATCGTGTATATTTTGGGCTAAGAAGAATATGCCTTATCCTGAACCATATGCTAATTGGTTTAATATTGTTAAGGATTACTATACCAGCATTATTGAAATCGGTCAATCTATTGTTAAGGAAAAAGCTGAGAACAAAGATAATGCTGGAACAAACGTAGTAACACTCAGTCCTCAGCAAAGACTAATCAATAAGATTAACGATACAGTTATGCAGGATATTCTTGATCTTGAAGATAAGTGGATAGATGGTGACAATAAAGCTACTATCGATCTCTATACCCAGTTTAAGGTACACGGCCTATCTGGCTCTGCTGCTGATCACGTTCGTAAGGTCCTTAGTGTATGGTTGGATGAGTACACAGAAGCTTATAGCGGAACGTGTGAGCAGCTTAGCGAGGCGTATTCACATGTCTCTAAGCCTAATCTTAAGCAACGGATTAAGACCTGCGAAGCTATGCTATCTGATCTTGATAAGATTAAGAGTGCAGCTAAGGCAGTTCGTAAGACTCGTATTAAGAAACCTAGAGCTGCTGATAAGCAAGTAAGTAAATTAAACTACTGCAAAGAGAATAATGAATTTAAAATTGTTTCAATATTCCCTATACAGATTGTTGGCTCTATGAGGTTATATGTATTTAATGTTAAAACCAGAGAGTTAACTGAATTCATAAGTGAATCGGTTAATGGCTTTGAAGTGAAAGGGACTTCATTGCAAAACTTCGCGGGAGGATCACGTAAGGTTAGATTACGTAAACCAGACGAGTTCCTATCAATTGTACAGTCTAAAACACCGAGGCAAATTGATAACGAATGGCAAAAATTAACTACAAAGACAAGCGAACCCAACGGGCGAATCAACAAGGACTGTGTCTTGTTACGTGTATCGGACTCTTAGCAGTTGTAGCTCGATGGGATTATTCAACCCCTGTAAAAGCTGAGCCAATTGTAATTCCTGAGGTAGTAGAAAAACACACACCTTATGAAACTGTCTATGCTACTGATATATTCGTAGAGAAAGACTTTGAATGCTTAGTTTTAAATAGCTATTATGAAGCTAGGAATCAGAACGAAGATGCTATTATGGCAGTTGCCATGGTTACTTTAAATAGAACCCAAGATAGTCGTTATCCTTCTACAATATGCGAGGTTATTAAGCAAACTAAGTATGATAGACTGGGTAGGATACTGCTTAACCAATGCCAGTTCTCTTGGTATTGCGACGGTAAGTCCGATAGACCCAAAGATAGAAAGGCATATAAGTATGTACAGTATATAACAGAGAAAGCTATTGTTCTCTGGTATACTAATCAGGACATTACAAAAGGTGCAACACACTATCATGCACGCTATGTAAAACCTGATTGGGCATCATCACTCGCTTACATTGATGATATAGGCGATCATAGATTTTATAAATGGAACTAATGACTGAGGAGTATAGCTATGCCAACGAAGTTTAAACCGTCTACATATAAGAGGGTTGGGGGTGTTAAAGTAGGATCTCATACCTACATGTCCGGGGTATCTGTTAAAGCCCTGCAAGACGTATTAGAGTCTAATTCAGCAAAGCCTAAGATGAAGAATAAGGTTCGAAAAGAGCTTGTCCGACGAGGCGTTGTATGATAGAACCTAAAATCTTAACTAAGAAAAGGTTTTCAGAGGAAGTAGAAAACAGGATGGCAAAAGGCTTAGAGAGTAGCTACATTGACGCCTGTGTTCAAGTCTGTGAGAACCACCAATTCCCTCCAGAAGAAGCTGGTCGGCTTATCTCTCCCTCTTTATACTCTAAGATTGAGGCAGAAGCTGCTAGGGTAAATTTAGTAAAGGTTCCCTCTCATAATACAACCATGCTTCCTATATGAGACAAATGGAACCTTTCCAAGCCTTCAGTCTATATCAAGCTATTAAGCTACACTTCGAAAGTGATAGCTACGATGCAGTAAAGTATAACTACAAAACGTCTGCTAAGCCACAGTCTTTCTGGAAAAGAAAGGATAAGTATTTCTTTGCTAAAGTTGGTAAAAGGTTTGAAACAGCAGAGCAGTTAAAGTTCTATTACATATCCCACTTCATTAAAGACAATAAGTGGATAGGTGATATGATCTCAAACGAAGGTCCTTATGATGACTGGATTAGGATAAACGAAAGTCTTGGCTATATCTTTGAGCAAGACCTATATAAACTATCAGAGGAGATAAGCTCGTTTGACGACTTGTTTAAGATTGATGTACATCCTAAGATTGTAGAAAAATACATGCAGGATGAGATATCATTAGAAACAGTTGTTATAATAAATAAATTAGTCGGCTTTATGAATAAGGCTGATAAAGAAATTACGGAAACTATCGTGTGGCCTGACATCTCACGAAAGATTCGTAAGTATACCCCTTTTGTTATGGCGAACCCTGAAAGAATGAAAAAAATTATTCTTAAGGTGTTTACATCATAGCAAAAGTATGGTATAATGTAGTCTATATTATGGGAAAGTGGATAATTCAGTAATACTAATACAAACTATATGGAGTAATAATATGTCATTCGCAGACCTCAAGCGTAACCGTTCATCAGCAATCTCAGCTCTTACTGCAGCAGCAGAATCAGCTGGATCTGGTCAACAACAAACTAAAAGCTATGTAGACGATCGATTCTGGAAGCCAACATCTGATAAAGCAGGTAATGGTTATGCAGTAATTCGATTCTTACCTGCCCCATCCGGTGAAGAACTCCCTTGGGTTCGTTACTGGGATCACGGCTTCCAAGGTCCTGGTGGTCTTTGGTACATCGAAAGCTCACTCACCTCGATCGGACAACAAGATCCAGTATCTGAAATGAATACTGTACTTTGGAATACCGGCAGGGATGAGGATAAGCAGATCGCTCGCGATCGTAAGCGTCGTCTACATTATGTAGCGAATATTCAAGTTATCTCAGATCCTTCTAAGCCAGAAAACGAAGGTAAAGTATTCCTTTACAAGTTTGGCAAAAAGATCTTTGATAAAGTTATGGATGTTATGCAACCTCAGTTTGCAGACGAGCAACCAGTTAATCCTTTTGATTTCTGGGAAGGTGCAAACTTTAAGATTAAGATTCGTAAGGTAGATGGTTGGGTTAACTATGACAAGTCAGAATTTGATGGCATGTCAGCAATCTCTCAAGATGAAACTGAAATCGAAGCAATCTATAATAAGCTATATAGTCTACAGGATTTTATGGATCCTAAGAACTATAAGACCTATGAAGAACTTAAGCAACGCCTAAACAAAGTATTGGGTGAAGCACAAGTTATGACTACTGCAGAATCTATCTCATTGGACGAATCTTCTGATTCAATCCCATGGTCAGCAGAACCGGCTCCAGTTCCAGCTCCGGTTCAGGCTTCTGTTGATAATGATGACACAGAGGATACATTAAGTTACTTTCAGAAGTTAGCAACGCAAGGGTAAGAACTTAGCGTTTTTTGGGAGACTTCGGTCTCCCTTTTTTATGTGTGGCTAGAAGGGGTTTATAAAGTCCAGACGTTGAAGGTCGTCAGCTGATATACCCTGTGATATATTATTAGTTATAGCTGTAGCTGAATTAATGTTGCCACCTGATCTACCACCACCTCCACCGCTTGAAGCTTGAATAATAGTCATATTAGTTTGTGCAGCTGCTTGCGCTTTATTGTCCATCATAGTATTAGTAGATGAAAGTACTGCTCCAGGTGTCGTAGCGGGCTCTATACGAGGTGCTAGAGGGGTAGGTTCACTGCCTTGTATAAGATTATTAGATTGGTCTTCATCAGATCCTCTGATCATTGACCTCGTTCTGGTCTCTATAGTAGCTATAGCATCTTTCTTTTGTTCTACTAGCTTATTGTATTCTTTGTCTTCATCTCCAAAGAATCCTGCATTATCTTTTGCTTGAGCCCTTAGTTGTTCGTCGTTTGCGGTTGTAACGTTAAACTCAGGCTCTTCACCACCCAACCAGGACGGGAGTATAGATTTAATTTTAGCACTGATCTCGTCGAGAGACGGGAGGAAGTCAAACAGTTCTGCAAAGAAGTTTATAACATTATCAACTACACCGCCAATCATTTCGCGTAGGGAGAAACTTTCTTCTGGTGTCTCAAAGGCAAACATACCCATGATCCAGTTAATAGCCATATCAACAGGAGCAAAGAGTATATCAAATAAGCCACCTTCACCTACTAGTCCTTCCCATAGGGCTTGCATTGTTCCAGCAATATCAAAGTTAGAGAATACTCCCTTTACCCAATCAACTGCTGAACCTACAATTCCGAATATACTATCAAACATTGAGGTAAACAATTCAGAGAATGAAAATGATTCTAGCATCTCTGCAGCGTTTTCAAATCCTAGCTTACCCAATACCCAGGATACTATATTTTTAATAAAATCGAGGGGAACAGCAACAAGATTATCAAATAGGTTTGTTATCGCCCCTTGGATACCACCTATTAAACCACCTTCTTTAAATCCTTCGATAAAGCCAGTAATAGCAGAAAATGCACCCAAAGCAATTGTAAAGGGCAGAAAGATTTTTCCAAAGATTTTTCCGACCTTACCCAAGGTTTGACCAAAAGATCTAGCCATTTTTAGTAAAGAAGAAAATCCTCGTATAATAGATCCGCCAAATATAGCAAAGAATCCTGCTAAGGCAATACCTATACCTTTAATATTTTCTCCTATAAGGACTTTTGCTGTTTCCCAATCGCCACCAATAATAGCTTGGATGGTCTTGTACATACCATCAAAGAAGTTAATAACAGAATCAATTATCTTATATAATGTTTCCGGAGAGAATAGCATTAGGCCAATAGCACCAAGAGCGCCAATTAGTCCTGCACCTTTCTTAAAGTTATCTGAGAACTTATCAAACTTATCCCCTACATTATCAAGACCGTTAGACATTTGAAGCAGGCGAGAGTTACCTTCTTCTGATAGTCTTCGATTCTCGCGAATAGTCTCTTCGTCGTCTGCAGATGATTTAATTGTTTCTATCTGCTTAAGCAATAGATCCTTTTCCTCAGAGCTTATATCAGGATTCTCTAAACGCTCTGATGTTTCTTCAAACGACTTCAGTAATGCCTTAGAGTTATCAGTAGATGATAATAGCCCATTTAAAGACTCAAGCTTATTACCAAGCTGCGCAACAGTCTTATTTGCTAAAGTATCTTTCTTTTCTACTTTCATGTCTTCCACAAGCTTTGGAAGGCCAGTAAGATTAGCTAACTTATCACTTAGCATTTTCTTAGTA